AGATTAACGAAGCAAAGTCTGAAATTAACGAGTAATGGCCGAACGCAAAGACCGTATGGCTTTGCTTTCAAGATACAGTAAGTATCATACCGCAAGGTACGAATCAAAGCCATCCCTTAATTTAAATGTAGAGCAGTGGGCTTCAGATGGTCTCGTGGAGTCATACGGGCTCTCTGGCTGCTACGATATACTTGAGTATTACTTTACAGTTGCAGAGAATCCTTCTTGGAATTACTTTGCATACAATGCAGAAAAAATTTTACAGGCACAAAAAGATAAAAAGAAAGACGATGAAGAGAGAGCAGAGCGTAGAAGAATGGCTAAGGAGTGGCTAAGTGAATAATACAGAGTCTAAACTAATCACGGCAGTTCTTCAAGATAAGCAGATCCACGTACTCTTACAGGCAAACGTAGACAACCTTCTTAGAACTCACGGAGATATCTGGAACTTTATCAGACTATACTTTGAAAACAATAAGTCTTTACCACCTGCAGAACTTGTTACAGAAAAGTTTAGAGACTTTTCTCCTATACAAAATGTTGGAGCAACAAAGCATCACCTTGAAGAATTGCAGGGCGAATATCTAAACGACAGTCTTAAAGATATCTTAAGATCAGCAGCAAGCAATGTTCAGAATAATCAAGGCAATATTGCATTGAACGATTTGATTACACAAACATCAGAGTTAAAGAAAAATACTTCAGCAATTCGTGACATTGATGTGACTGATCTTGAGTCAGCAGTTGCATACTTTGAGAACCTAAAGATTCAGCAGGCTGCAGGTCACGTTGGTATTAAAACAAATCTTCCAGGGTTTGATAACTATCTTCCTTCTGGAATTATGCCAGGGCAGTTAGGAGTCTTTCTAGCATACCCAGGTATAGGAAAGTCATGGATGGCCTTATACTTTGCTGTACAGGCCTGGAAGCAGGGTAAGACACCCCTTGTAATCTCCCTTGAAATGTCTGAAACAGAAGTTCGTAATCGTGTATTCACAATTATGGGCGAGGGACTTTGGTCTCATAGAAAACTATCTAATGGAGATGTTGAGTTAGATACCCTCAAGGCATGGCACGAAAGACATCTAAAGGGTAAACCAGAGTTTCATATCATCTCTAACGATCAAGGCGGAGAAATCAATCCTTCTGTTCTCCGTGGAAAGATTGATCAGTATAAGCCAGACTTTGTAATTGTTGACTACCTACAGTTGATGGCTCCTAATCAGAAGTCAGATAATGAAACGGTACGAATGAAGAACCTTTCACGAGAACTTAAACTTATGGCTATTGGCGAAGAAGTTCCTATTATTGCTATCTCATCTGCTACACCAGATGATGTTAATGATCTTAGCGGAGTTCCTACTCTTGGACAGACTGCTTGGTCAAGACAGATTGCCTACGATGCTGACTGGGTTATTGCTTTGGGTAGAGCGTCAAACAGTGATATCATTGAATGCGCTTTTAGAAAGAACCGCAATGGTTTTATGGGAGACTTCCTTGTGCAGGTTGATTTTGACAAGGGATACTACAGATACAAAGATTATGAAGATAAGTAGGTATAATATGGTATGTCT